ATCTTCATCATATTTAATATTGATGAATGACTCCTCCAGTGGATAATAAGTAAATGCCGGTATGTCATGAGAGAGCACAGTTAAAGCAGAGGTATCTTCTGTTGTATAGTACATTGCCTTCCTATAAAAGGAAGGTATCTGTTCTATCATCATGAGTTGGAGGGATGAAAGTCCCTTCTTAAATGCGTTATTGCTAACGTCAACCCATGATTGAAGATCTTTACCTTTGCTTGTTGGACTATCTGTTTTGATGTAACATGGTGTTACATCTTCACCAAGATATGCGTCCATTCCACAAGATTCACGGAATGGACCAGACACGAACGATTTCTTTGCGTTCACCTTAAGCTCAAGTAGCGTAAGGAGTCTGTCCAACGTAACAACACTTGATGACGGCGTAATAATGTCGTCACCAAAGACCCTAACTTTTCTTGCAATCTTTCCTAGATTGCGCCTATTGACTTTAACTTGACTATCATAAATGATAGCAGTAAAAGCGCAAAGCGCATAAAGAATTGTTTGCACTGGAAAAGTCACAGCAGATCCCTGTGCAGCAAACTTCCTTAACGGAAGTTCGCTGAATGAATTACTGACACCGTCAGTAATTGTAGACGTGCGACTTGCATAAAGTAGTTGAAGGAGATTTTCATTTGATGAAAATAATCTTTCAACAACTCGGCAAGTCATTCGATCAGATGCGGATGATAAATCAACCGTAGCAAACTCATCAGAGGTTGATGCCGCAAGGCATCGATCCCTTGATACTGTTTGTGATCGAAAGTCTATGGATTTGCTGAGCACAGGATGCATGTTTTCACGCATCCAGTGTAGCAGTCCCTGTTGAAGGAACTGATTTGCAGTTGGCTCAGAAGCTATTAATCTAGGCTTATCATATGTTTTAGGAACAGCGATTAATCTCGCTGATACTGATTCATATGTTGGCATAAATTTGCTTTTGAGGTCATTGTTACCCATTGACTTTTTAAGATAATGAAGTGGCGCCACAATCAGTGGAGCTGCAACATTATCAAGGTCAAATCTGAGTAACTCAGACATAAAGGCTCCTTCCACAACAGCACATTGGCTGTATGGAAATAAGATCCTCGATCTATATGGCCATGTTAAATGATCATATTTATCTGAGGATTTACCTTTATCACTAACTGCACCTGGTCCATGCTTAAACTTGAAAACTCTAACATCAGGAATTCTATTGAATCCCAATATTCCTGATACCCTGTCAAGGGTATCGAGAAGTAGATGGTTAGAATCGCCCAAATTGAGATCGCTGAAAAGGAGGCGACCAGCATCATTAAGATGCGGATCTTCCCCGTTCCATTGTCTCGTAGGTTCAGATAGATTTTCTTCAATTTTGAGAAAATCTTTAACTGCATCAATTTTTGCAGAATCTGGACTTTCCCGGTTAAGCTTTTTGTACGCGAATAAAATACAACGCGTGAAAAAGACGATCCGGGCTTCTGGGTAAACAAGTTTGCCACTAGGCCTATAAGTTTGGCCAATAAGGTGAGAGAAGATTTCATTCTTCTTCCTCCAACTGCCTAGTTCATGAGGTATAGCTGAACGTTCAAGAATTCCAGTTTGGAATCCTCGATCATAAAGCTTGCCTAACTTAGGAAGTGAAACTGTTAATATTGTTTCACCTCTTTGAGTTACTAGGTCATTTAAGCGATTTAGATCGCTTAATAGTGGTTCGCATAGTGCTGGGTACTCTCTGATGACATCGTCAATGATGGCAGACAGAGGGTATAGCACTGCTTGCAATTTAATCATAGGCTGTACTTCCTTAAGTATAGGCTATAGTTAATGCAATTACTATCACTATTAAGTTATCGCGAAAGAGTCTGTTAGGACTCGCCGTTGATAACTTGATCCGTGAACACACTACTAATGACATCGACCAATGTGGCCTGTGTCGCCTTAGTAGCTGCCACACCTTGGACTGCGTCCAAGGTCTTGATCACATTGTGTGATTGGGTTGTACGAAAGTACGCCCCATTCGCATCAACGTGTTCAATGGCGACTTTAACCAGGTGAGATTCACCTGACTCGCCGCGTTTTGGTATTGTATGATTAATATAACACCGAGCGCGTTCGAGAGAAACATCTACAATTCCTGAGTATTCGGAGGAAAAATTACCTTCGCGTACTTTAGTAAGTGTAAGAATGTTTCCGTTATAAGAAGTTGTGATAGTATTTGCTAACATAGCAGTGATCCTTTCCAAGGATTGTACGTCTACAGACGTTCAGTATCTACCTACTTGTTTTTCAGTAGATACAATAGACCTATGGCACCTAAATTTGCACTTTGCTTGGTAGTTATCCAAGGCGAAAATGTAAAAGCAGGTGTCGGATGAGTTCGCACTCTCCGGCGTTTAGATGATGAAAGTGCCTTTGGCAATTTATCAACATAAACACCGGGAGGTGTGTTATAGCTAAGACAGGTATAGATGGTCTCTTGATGGGACATGACACAAACTTTGTCATACTCCCATTTAAGTTGACCATCAGACGCACTTAGTACGTCTCCTATATTAGAAAAGTAGTCAAATGCCCACGACCATGGAATAAGATTCCACATCGTAGAAATTGAGTCTGCTTTTAAACCTAACATCAACCGATTAAAGTCGGCGTTAGAGTTTCTATCGGGTACCTCATCCAGTAGGGTTGCATAGGCTGTAAACCATATCTTTTCACTACGATTAATTTTGTAGCGAGGATATGTGCTTGCAGCTGCAAACAACCATATAAAGTACTGATCATCTCCCGTTCCCTCAAACTTATGTAATGTTCGTTTGATTCGTGGCCCACCTTTCATCTCTGAGAGCTGTTTAAGCTTAAATTCCCATGCTTTATGGAAATCAAATAGCCTAAACAGATCAGCGATAAGGGGAGCCCAACCGAAGTTATAAGAAAGAAATGAATCAGGTATAAGGTTGTTAGGACTCTCTTGAGTCATAACTCGCTTAAATTCCTGAAACACAACACTTGAACTTCGATTTCTACGAGTGCTCTTATACTGAAGCCATCGGCCTAAGTTATGGAGCATACGCGGAAAGTCTTTCATCTCATAAATAAATAGAGGTAGATCGACTTGTGGTTTATTTGGATTCATGTTGGCAATTGCCTTCGTGAACCAATAATCCCAGTTTTCTGCGTTCGTAGAGGGAATGGCATTGGCATCGGAAAAGAATCCACCTGGCGAGTAAAACGAATTAACGTGATACTCAATAGATGGAGATTTCTTCCATTTGCCTCTGACATATAATGGAACTGTCACTTCCTTAAGTGTTAACTCAAGGTTGTGAGGCGTTCCATATGGTCGAGTACTGACAGTGTCTTCACAAAGCTGTGAAGACTTAGCATATAACCCGCCGCCGTTAACGCGAGGAGAGAACAGAGAGTAAGTTGTATAACTTCCCTCTGTATGAATCTTTCCTCTTGTACGAGTGCGGGGCATATGAACTGTCCATAGGTCTAGTTACTCGCTTCTTCCCTTTCCCCTAATCAGGAGAGAGATATGACTTTATGTCATACCTCCTGGTATTCCCTTTAAGTAGGATTTATCACGAGTTGGTGGAGTGAGTATTCAACCGGTTTTAAACCGGCACCGAT